AGGGTTCGCGGGTAATGAGTGCTGTACATAAGCGGCTTCATTATGCGATGCGGATGGAGTTTAAGCTGCTTTCGCGGGTAATGAGCGAGTTTTTACCGCAGGAGTATCCTTATACGGTTGAGGGCGGTGATCAGGCGGTAATGGCGTCTGACTTTGATGATCGTGTGGACATTGTTCCGGTTAGTAATCCGAATACGTTTAGTCAGGCGCAGCGGATAGCTTTGGCCCAGACTAAGATGCAGTTGGCTGGAGCGGCCCCTGAGTTGCATAATATGCACGAGGTGTATCGTGATATGTATGAGGCGATTGGTGTTACGGATGTTGATCGTTTAATGAAGAAGGTTCCGGACGAGGAGCCACGGCCCTTGGACCCTGCTTCTGAGAATATTAACGCGATGGACATGGTTGAGTTGAATGCGTTTCAGGGTCAGAACCATCAGGCGCATATCATGGCTCACTTGGTGTTTGCGTCTAGTCCTATGACGGCGAGTATGCCCCCTGTTGCAATGTCGATACAAAAACATGTTATGGAGCATGTGAAGTTGCAGGCGGAAGAGCAGGCGATGATGCAGTTACAGCAAGCTGGACCGATGCCCGCGGACCAACAGGAGATGCAGTTGCAGGCTTTGATTGCTCAAGGTGTTGCGCAAGGTATGCAGCAAGTTAAGCAGATGAGCGCACAAGTCTCTGGTCAGGGACCGGATCCTTTGATAAAGTTGAAGGAGCAGGAGTTGCAGATCAAGGCTCAAGCGGAGCAGGCGGATGCGCAGTTGGATCAAGCGAAATTGCAGCTTGATGCGCAGAACCAGCAGATGCGTGGAGAGCAGTTTGAGAAGCGGCTCGCGAGCCAAGAGGCTATGACCGCGGCGCGTATTGACAGTGCGATGCAGCGTGAGATTATGAAGCAAAGGGGTCAGTAATGGGGGAATACACCGTTAAGTATGAGCTTCGGGAACCTAAATCCCGTAATCCGAAAACGGGATCTGTTTCTTACTCTCGCGTTGTTCCTAGCACTGTAACGGTTGATGCCGCAAACGAATCTGAGGCAAGAAAAAAAGTTGCAAAGCATCCTAAAGTTGTTAAAGCGCGTGAGCGAGTTAATACCAGAATTGCAGACAGCGTTCAAAATTCTGGGGGGAAAGCTCGTTTAAAGATAAACTCTGTTTCTCGTGGTGGAGGGGGAGGTGCTATGTTAGATTTAAACAGATTGGCATCTGGAACAGACATGCCGAAGATGAAAAAACTTAAACGTGGTGGTTCCGTAAGAAAGAAATAGGAGTTTTTAATGGCAAGTGTAAAGATTGTGACGAATACACCGGGCGCGGCACCTAAACCGCAGAGATACGCTGATATTAAGGATCAAGGGAAGATTCCTTATTGTCAGATGGAAGAGATTGCTACGCCTAACACAGCTAAAGCCACTATAACAAAAGGAAAGAAGCGAGGCATGGGGGCCGCGTTACGCGGCTCACGTTTCACTAATGCCTAGTGTTGTGCGCTCTCACCGCGGTTTTGGTGGGGATGCACGGTGGCGACCTTCATAAGGCGTGTGTATACCGCTGTCCTAGAGACGTTTCGTATTTTTATTATCACTATCCGCGGATAGTACGGATTCCGTATGACTTTCGTTGTCCGCCTTACGCTAAGGTGGGTGAGAAGGTATGATTGATCCATTTACTGCGCTTGCCGCTGTTAAATCCGCTGTTTCTGCGGGCAAGGAACTGGTGAACGTTACCAAGCAAATTGGTGAGTTTTTTGACGGGGTGGATGATTTACGCGCTGCCCATGAGAGAAAGAAAAACAGCTTGTTCTCTGGGTCGGATGAAAACGCGATGGAGACTTTTGTGAATCTACAGAGGGCCAAGGACGCGGAGGAGGAGCTTCGTCAGATTGTCATTGCAACCAGAGGTTTTAGCGCTTGGGGTGAACTGCAAGCTATACGTGTACAGGCACGAAAAGATAGAAAAGCAAAGGTTGAAGCGGAGAGAAAGCGCAAAGCAAAGCTAATTGAGCGTATAGTTATTTATGGAGGTTCTACGATTATTGTAGCAATAATGTTGGGGATTACTGTTGTTATAATTTTAGCAAAACAAGGAAGAATCTAATGGCAGATGGTGTTCGGGGTGTAAGTCAAAACATGCCTTTTAATGTGGGCACTGACATACACGCTCAAACACGGGCTCGTGAGCGCATAGAAACGCACCTTGTGGAGCAGCGGGTGGAGAAGGCGCATAGGGCCAACCACAGCCATTTAGAGGCGTTGGCAAAGCAGCGATTTGATTTACAGGAAAGTTATGATAGGTTTGGCCGCAAGACCAATGCGGATAGGCCGCAGGGAACAAAGTTAAACATAGAGGTGTAACATGGCAAATACCTTTGAAAAGATTTTGCAATACCGCTTGATGCCCCGTATTATGATGTTCGTCATGATGGTGATGTACATTCGCGTAATTAATTGGGGAATGACGCTTGATGATTTATCAACCCAACAATCAGCGATGATTTCGGTAGTCAGCGGAGCAATGACTGGAACAATAGCTGTTTGGTTGAGTTCTGAGAAATGAGTATCTTTACCGCTGCACTGGGGCCGATAGCCAATCTTGCTGGATCGTGGCTACAAGGTAAGGCAGATAAGAACGCTGCCGCTGCGGAGCTAAAGCTTACAGAGGCTAAGGCTAAGGCGCAGATACTTTTGTCAAAAGAGACAAGCGTTGCTGACTGGGAACGCATCATGGCAGAGGGCGCAAAATCCAGTTGGAAGGACGAATGGTTCGTTATTGTCCTGTCTATTCCGCTGATTTTAGCGTTTATTCCCGGTGCTGAAGGCTGGGTTGATCGTGGGTTCGAGCAGCTTTCCAAAGCGCCAGACTGGTATTTTTACAGCCTTGGAATTGCAATTTCAGCCAGTTTCGGTGTGCGCGGGGCACAAGCATTTTTTAAGAGGAAGTGACATGAGCTTTAAACTTAGCAGACGCAGCCTTGATAGGCTTGAGGGAATTGACGACGGCCTACAGGCTGTAGTCAAAATGGCGATAACTCTGACCAAAACCGATTTTGGAGTGGTGCAGGGTATGAGAACTCTTGAGCAGCAGAAAGAGCTTGTTGATAAGGGTGCCAGCCAGACCATGCGGTCTAAGCACCTTGAGGGTAAGGCGTTCGATATCATGGCGTTCATAAATGGCAGGGCGAGTTGGGAACTCTCTGTCTATGATGATCTTGCGGATGCTATCAAAGAGGCTGCAATACAGCTTAACGTCCCTATATGCTGGGGAGCGGCGTGGGGCACACCCGATATGCCGTATCCAATGGATATTCGTAAATGGGAAGGCACAATGGAAGAGGCTATGAACGCTTATATTGACCTTCGCAGGTCACAGGGGCGCAGGCCTTTCATAGATGGCCCACATTTTGAAAGAATAGATTAAACCTTTTCTTGCATATCTCTCCGATTATTCCTATAAATGGGTAGATTTTGTGGGAGTTTTTAGGAATTGGACGAGATTTACATTGCGGAAGCGGTTTTTCGCATTATAAAAGAACGTAGACAAGGCGTTGTTGAACTCATGCAGTACGGCAACGTTAAGTCAATGGAGCAATATCGTGAGCTTATGGGCAATATGGAAGCCTTGAATCACGTGGAACAGGAACTCAAGGGCCTGCTAGATAAACAGGAGCGTAGCGTTGACTAAGGTTGACCTCTCTGGCGTACAAGACGCCGTAAAAAATCTTTCGGACGCGTATGACGCTCCCAAAGTACTTAATCCTGAAGCCATTGATGGATCTCTTTTAGATCGAATGCCCACGCCTACTGGTTGGCGCATTCTTATCTTGCCGTATCGCGGCAAAGGGAAGACAGAATCCGGAGTCTACCTTCCTGATCAGGTGGTAGAACAGAACCAAGTGTCCACACAGGTCGGTTACGTCCTTAAAACAGGCCCTCTTGTGTACAAAGATACCGAAAAGTTTCCTGACGGACCTTGGTGCGCGGAAAAAGATTGGGTTATGTTTGCCCGATATTCTGGTTCTCGTTTTAATATTGACGGGGGCGAGGTTAGAATTTTAAATGATGACGAAATTCTTGCACGTATTAGTAATCCTGAAGACATCCTTCACTACTAGAGGTAGAAATGGCAGAAGAACAACAAATTGAATTGGAACTGGACGGCGTTGAAGAGACGGAGATTGAGGTAGCTCCGCCCTCTCAAGAAGATAGTGCGCCCTCCATAGAGGTTTCTGAACAGGATGAGTTTCAGAAAGCCGAAAACAATACGCAAAAACGTATTGATCGTTTGACCAAAAAGATGCGTGAAGCGCAGCGGCGCGAGGAAGAAGCTCTTCGCTACGCTAAAAGCGTCCAACAGGAGGCGGAACAGCTTAAAAGTCGTTTTGATAGCTTAGATACGAGCTATGTTAACGAGTATGAGAGCCGCGTCACCACGCAAATGGATCAAGCGGAGCAGGCTTTAGCTCGTGCTATGGAAATCGGTGATACCAGCGCCGCGGTAGATGCCAATAAGCGTATTGCGTCTCTTTCGATTGAAAATGATCGTTTATCGCAAGCTAAGATGCAGCAAGAAGCTCGTGCGCAACAGGTTCAGCAACCGCAGCCGCAACAAGCCCCTCAACAGCCGCAACAAATGCGTCGTCCTGACGCACGTGCGGAGCAATGGGCCCAACAAAACGATTGGTTTGGCCAAGATGAGGCCATGACTTTTGCGGCTTTTGGAATACACAAACGTTTAGTCGAGGCAGAAGGGTTTGACCCAACGACCGAAGACTACTATACTGAACTTGATCGGCGTATTGGAGATAAATTCAATATGCCTGCAAAAACCGCTAGTAAACGGCCCGCTCAGACCGTTGCTGGGGTATCAAGATCATCTGGGCGCAGCAGTGGGAAAAAGGTTAGACTCTCCCCTAGCCAAGTCGCAATAGCGAAGAAATTGGGAGTGCCGCTTGAAGCATACGCGAAGCACGTGAAGGAGTAAGTGATGACAGATACAGTAAAACGGACTTCTCGCGCAAATGAAACGAGAGAGAAAACGGCGCAGCGTAAGCCGTGGGCTCCTCCCTCTATGTTAGATGCACCGCCTGCACCGGATGGTTTTCGGCATCGTTGGATTCGCGCAGAGACGCGTGGGTTTGATGATACTAAAAACATTAGCGCAAAAATGCGCGAAGGTTGGGAATTGGTCCGTAAGGACGAATATCCTGATTTTGAGGCCCCGGTACTTGATACAGGTAAATATGAAGGTGTTTTTGGCGTAGGTGGCTTAGTTTTGGCTCGTATACCAGATGAAACCGCGGAAGAGCGCAATGCGTACTACCAAGCACGTAATGCGGATCAAGTAGAAGCTGTGGATTCTGAGTTGATGGCTCAAAACCAACATTCAACCATGACGATTTCTAAACCAGATCGTCAATCCCGTGTAACCTTCGGTGGCCCTCGCAGATAGTTAGGGCTGCTCTGATAAGAGGAAAAACAAATGGCAAATCAAGACACTGCCTTTGGTCTTCGTCCTATCGGGCTTAATGGCGCAGGCTCAAACACCACTGGTGTAACTCAGTATGAGATTGCATCAAACAATACGAATGCTATTTTTCAGTATTCGCCAGTTATCCCACTGGCGGCTGGAGTAATCGATATTGTTGGCAATGCCAATGGTGGTACAGTTCCTGCTCTTGGAGTCCTAATGGGCGTAGAGTATGTTGATAGTTCGTCAAAGAAACCAGTTTTCAAGAACTATTGGCCCGGTTCAAACAGCGCAAGCGTTGATACGAACCACCCTGTAAAAGCCTTTGTGGCAGATAACCCAAATCAATTGTTTATGGTTGCGGCAGACACTTCGTCTACTGATCGTGCAACCGCGCTATCGAACATTTTTGCAAACTGTTCTTTGGCTACAGCAACTTCGGGTTCAACCACAAATGGTCGCTCTACTGGGGAGCTTGATATCTCCACAGTGGCGAACACAGCTACATTGTTCATGCGCGTTGTCGGCCTTACAGGCGATGAAGCCAATTTGGACTATGATGCGGCTGGTGTGAACTATGTTGTTCGCTTTAACTTCCACCACAATGCGCCTGTTGCGGCTTCGGCTTCGCAAACGACGTCATTGTCAACTGGCATTTAAGGAGGGCTGAAATATGGCTATCTCTCGCGCACAATTAGCGAAAGAGTTGGAACCCGGCCTTAACGCCTTGTTCGGACTTGAGTATGATCGTTATGAAAACGAACATGCCGAAAT